ACCTGTGCCGTCCACCTCCTCGACGGGCCTCCCTGCATGCGCGGGCGGCACAGTAGGGGAGCCGGTGCCCCCCAGACACTTCGCACCGGCTCCCCGCCTATCCCAGCAGCAGCACAGGCAGATGGCCAAGCGGGCACGGCGCGTGACGACAGCCACGACAACAGGTCGCCGCATCAGGGGCCGGCCGATCGAGCAGCTGCCACGCGAGGTCCTGATACGCGAGCTGGCAAAGGCATTGGCCAGTGTCGACAACCTTACAGACACCGTGCGGCTTCATGGAGAGCGCTGGAGCCAGCACCTGCGAGACCGTGATGAGCATCAATAGATCGTGGCTGTTGCCGGCGGCGCTGGCCGCGCTCGGGGGGATGATCGGCGCCTACAGGGCAGCCCAAATCATCTGGGCGCCTGAGCCGGCGCCGCCGCACTACGACGTCATAACCTACAGCTTCATCCGCTGTCAGCTTGAGGGCAGCGTCAGCTATTTTAGCGAGCACGGCGAGTTCGTCGCGTGTAGGCCGCGCGCAGGGATCGCAAACGCCAGTCTGCGGGGGCTACAGCCATGATTGCACAACAAGTCATCAGCTGCGGGGGGGGGCTGGATCACATCGCCCTCGCCTACATCGCCGGCGCCTACTGGCTGACAAAGTGAGGCGCAGGGCAGCAAGCGCGATGCAAAGTGCGATCCTGATTGCCGCCGTGTTCTTCCTGGCTATGTTGGCTGCCGGGTGGGCCTACTCGCTGGTGGTGACGTGACCGATTACCCGCAGGACATTATCGATGCGGCAGCCCTGGACGGCATTGTCTTTGCCCTTGATCACGATGGGCGCCTGTTGATCGCGGGCTCAGATAAGGCCAAGCGGGCGTGGCTGCCCGTGGTGCAAGTGATTGCTGACGACATCGCTGAATACATTGGCGGTGCCATGGAACCCGTCACGCTGGAGCGGTGCCGCCAAGCACTTGCCGACGAGGTCGAGAAGATGAGGCAGGCCAAGCTGCCGTTTGCTGGCGATGCTGCGGAGGTCTGGCTGGAGTGTTCGCCGAGGACGGACCTGCTGCGGTATTGGTACAACAGCCGACAGTGGCGCCGGGAAGCGTAAGGCTATGAAAAACGGCGAAAGAGCAGGCGGGGAAGGACGTGGTGGAGGGCACGCTATGACGCCGGCCGCCATTATCGCCGGTGCGCGTGCCGACGGCATCTTACTGGCTGTGACGCCAGACGGCGGATTGACATTCAAGGGACCGAGGGCGGCTACCGATAAGTGGGTGCCGATCCTGAAGGGGGCCAAGCCAGCCATTGTGGCTCACTTGAGCCGCGCCCAGATCAAGGCGCTGGCTCCTCCGGGATACGAGGCTTGGCTTAAGTGCTCGCCAGGGACCGACTTGCTGAGGCGCTGGTACAAGCGCAGGCAGCAAAAGCGCGAAGTGTGAGGTCATGAAGAACGACGAGAGAGCAGGCGGGGAAGGCAGGCCTATGGGCCGCCCGACGCGATACCGCCCAGAGTATTGCGAGACGGTGATCGAACTTGGCAGGCAGGGCTACAGCCGCGCCCGCATGGCCGCGCATATCGGCGTCAGCAAGCAGTCGCTCAAAGATTGGGAAGGGAATTACCCAGAGTTTTCAGACGCTCTTTCACGGGCCACAACGCTAAGCCAGGCCTGGCACGAGGAATTGGCAGCCGAGAGCTACAAGACGCGCGATTTCAACACGCCGCTGTGGTCGCAGATGGTCAAGTCTATGTTCCGCGATGATCACGGCGACAGGATTGCCCAGGAGCAGAGTGGCCCGGATGGCGGCCCGATCAGGCAAGAGCAGCGCATCGAGTGGGTGATCGTGCGGCCCAAAGGGACCGACGATTGACACCTATGCAGGTCGCCGTCCCCGAGAAGCTGGCCCCGCTGCTGCAGCCGGCTCGCTACAAGGGTGCGCACGGCGGCCGCGGCTCCGGCAAGAGCCACTTTTTTGCGCAGATGGCAGTGCTCACGAACTACTCCCGCCCGACGCGTGGCGTGGCCATTCGTGAGGTGCAAAACAGCATCAAGGACTCGGTCAAGCAGCTGATCGAGGACAAGATCCAAGCATTGGGCCTGGGCGACTTTTTTGACGTGCTTCGCGATGAGATCAGGGGCCGCAACGGCAGCCACATGATCTTCAGGGGCATGCAGAGCTACAACGCCGAGAACATCAAGTCGCTCGAGGACTTCGATTGGGCCTGGGTCGAGGAGGCGCAGTCACTGAGCGCTGTCTCGCTGCGGCTGCTGCGGCCGACGATCCGCAAAGACAATAGCGAATTGTGGTTTGCTTGGAACCCGCGGCACGACAACGACGCGGTCGATGAGCTTCTACGTGGCCCCCACAAGCCGGCCAATGCCATCGTGGTGGAGTGCAATCACTCCGACAACCCTTGGTTCCCGGCAGTGCTGCGCGAGGAGATGCAGCGCGACTATGCGACTGATCCAGAGCTTGCCGAGCATGTCTGGGGCGGTGGCTACGAGATCATCAGTGAGGGGGCGTACTATGCCCGCCTTCTGGCTCATGCAGAGCGCGAGGGCCGCATTGGCTTCTTCCCGCATGAGCCCAAGCGCAAGGTCAAAACGTCCTGGGACATCGGCGTGGACGACCACACGGCCGTCTGGTTCTGGCAGGACGATGGCCGCACCGCGACCGTGATCGATTACTACGAGGCGACAGGTGAGGGGGCCGAGGACGTGATGGCCACGGCACTGCCTGAGCTGTTTCGGCCACCCGAGCGCGAGGAGCGCTTTGCAGAGTGGACGCAGGTGCAGGCGCTGGCTGATCTGGGTCGGCTGACGCCCTACAACTATGATCGCCACTACCTGCCGCACGACGTCAAGTTGCGCGAGTGGGGCTCGGGCGCGCGCAGCAGGATCGAGACGCTGCAGCGGTTGGGCATGGTGGGCATCCACCGTGGTGCAGCCGCCAACCCGTCCGACCGCATCCAGGCCGTGCGCCAGCTGCTGCCGGTAACACGGTTCAACGACACGCCACGTGTGCAGATGGGCCTTAAGCGGCTCAAGCGCTACCGCCGCAAATGGAACGACGCATTGCAGAGCTACACCGTGCCGCTGCACGACGAGAACAGCCACGGCGCCGATGCCTTTGGTGAATTCGCAATCAACAGTGGCTTGTTTCCGCCGATCGAAAAGCCAGCACCAAAGCCGGTGGAGACGCGGATGCCTACGCTGGATGAACTGGTGGCCGAGCATGACAAGAGGCACGCACGTATGAGCCGAAGAGGGGTTGCGTGACGTGTCGTCTCTTGCGCAGGAGTTGATGGGGCCACGGCAACAGCAGCAAGCTGACATGGCGAGCGTGCTGCAGCAGCGGCCGCAGGAGGATTGGTACAATCGCAATATCGCGCCGTTTTTGCCACTCGATCCGCGTCCCCTTGCCGAGGGCTTCGCGTCGTCCATGCAGGGGCTGTATGGCGGCGTGAAGGACATCCTTTATGGGGGCGGCTACCAGCCCGGACAGCAAGGCCTGCGCGAGGCTGAGAACGTCGGCAAGATCGCTATGGGGCTTTTAGACTTGGGTGGCGCAACCTATGCCGTCGGCGCGCGCGGTGTGATGGCCAAGGGCCTGCCCAAGGACACGCTCTTTGCCGGCGGATCGCGTCATCCCGCAACCCTGGACATGAGTCAGGAGGCCAGAATGGCTCGGGCGCGGGAGATGGGGTTTGATACCGACACGGTTTGGTATCACGTGACTGATTCCGATTTCGACGCTTTCGATAACGCATATTTGGGTCGCAACACGCACGGCAACGCGAGCAGCGACGCAGCAGCGGAAACAGCCAATCTTGGCCATTGGTTCACGTCGGAGCCGGAGGCAGTGGCACGCATGGCCGGTATGGATGGCACTGGCGGGCGGACTATTCCAGTATATGTGCGGGGCGGCCTTTATGATGAGCTTGAAAGCGGAGAGCCAATAAGCCTTGATTATGTGATGAATGTTCTCGACAGAAGGTTAGATAAGAATGGCGAGGGGGCGGCTGATCGCTGGAAAAGGAGCCTAAGGAAACGTGGTTACCATGGCATAAGTCTAGATGACACAGAGTTTGGTGGTAGAAGCGCCGTAGTATTCGATCCAAGCGATATTAGGTCGGTGAGTGCCGCCTTCGACCCCGCCAAGCGCAACAGCTCGAACCTGCTCGCCGCAAACCGCGGCCAGATTCCTTTTGTGCCGCAGGCGCAGGGCGATGATGGCCGGCAGGAATAAGCACATATGAGCGAGGCAGCCACCGACCAGGAAACACGCGCACAGGCCGACGAAAAGCCGCTCGAGGCCAAGTTCTGGCTCGGCGAGCTGACGGCGGCTGCCAAGCGTGACGAGGCCTGGCACACAGCGGCCGATAAGGTGCTGTCGCGCTACAAGGACGAGCGTGGCCTTGATAGCGTCGCCACGCAGCGCGTCAACATCTTGTGGAGCAACACGGAGCTGCTGAAGGCGGCGCTGTTCCAGGGCATCGGCAAGCCGGACGTGCGCCGCCGCTTTGCCAACCGCGGCCAGGAGGACAAGGCAGCGCGCACCACCGCGATGCTGCTCGAGCGGGCGCTGAGCTACTGCAACGACAGCTACGACGCCGATCTGGCTGTCGAGGCTGCGATCGAGGACGAGCTGCTGCCGGGGCGGGGCGTGTGTTGGACGGTCTATGAGGCCGATGTCGAGGATGACCAGCCCTCGCCCGAGGACGAGCCCACCGCCGTCATGGGCGAGACGATCACGGACCAGCGGGTGCGCTGGGACTACGTGTTCTTCAAGGACTTCCGCTGCAGCTATGGCCGTGTGTGGGCTGACGTTTGGTGGGTCGCGCGGCGGCACCACTACACGCGCGACGACCTCAAGCGCTACTTCCCGCAGCATGCTGACAATGTGCCGTTGAACGCCCGCATCGAGGGCGCACCCGACACGGACAAGGATGCTGACGACGACACATTCAAGCGGGCCTGTGTGTGGGAGGTCTGGGACAAAACCAAGCGCCAGCGCTGCTATGTGGCCGAGGGCTACCAGTACCTGCTGCAGCCGCCCGATGACGATCCTTACAAGCTCGAGCGGTTCTTTCCGTGCCCGGAGCCGCTTTATGCCATCAAGACCACGAGCAGCCTGACGCCCAGTCCGGAGTTCTTGCAGTACAAGGATCAGGCTAACGAGCTGGATGAGATCGCCAGCCGCCTCTACAACTTGGTCGAGGCCTGCAAGCGGCGCGGCGTCTATGCGGCTGATATCGACGGGCAGGACAGCCAGCTGCAGAACTTGATGCTGGCCGGTGATAACGAGTTCATCCCCGTCAGGAACTTCGCAGCGCTGATGGACAAGGGCGGCCTGTCCGCTGTTTTCCAGACCGAGGATTTGCAGCCGATCGTGGCGGCCATCAACGTCTTGTATGAAAAGGCCGCGGTCACGATCCAGCGCATCTACGAGGTGACGGGCATCTCGGACGTGATCCGGGGCGCCACCAATCCCAATGAGACAGCCACGGCGCAGCGCATCAAGGGCCAATTTGGTTCCATGCGGCTGAGCAAGCGCCAGGATCGCGTGCAGCGGTTTCTGCGTGACGGCTACCGCATCAAGGCCGAGCTGATTGCCGAGCACTTCACGCGCGAGAAGCTGGCGGCCATGACCGGCATGCAGCTGCCGACGATGGCCGAGATCGAGCAGGCCAAGCAGCAGCTGCAGATGCTCACGCAGCCGCCGCAGATGGGCCACAACGGCGGCCCGCCGATGACAGGGGGCATGCAGGCCGGGCCGGGGATGCAGCCGCAGCAGCCCACGCCGCAGAAGCCGCCGGATATCGAGCAGATCAAGGCGCTGAAGGCCATCGCGTCGTCGGCCCCATGGGAAGAGATCAAGGCCATCCTGCGCTCTGACCAGCGCCGCGGCTATGTGATCGACGTGGAGACGGATGTCACGGCCGAGGTCGATGCTGCTGAGGAGCGCAAGCAGCGCATTGAGTTCGTACAGGCCATCATGCAGATGATGGAAGTAGCCATGCCGGCCGCCCTGCAGCAGCCCAAGCTGGTGCCGTTCTCGCGCGAATTGACCGCGTTCGCCATGCGCGCCTTCAAGGTTGGCCGCAGCCTCGAGGAGACGCTTGAGGACGTGTTCGACCAGATGGAGGAGGCGGCCATGGCTGCCGCCGCGCAGGGGCCACAGCAGCAGACGGACCCGGAGGCCGAGGCCAAGGCGGAAAAGATCAAGGCCGAGACCGAGGCCATCAAGGCCAAGGCCCAGGCAGCGATGCAGGGTGCGCAGGCCAACACGCAGGCCAAAGTCATCGACATGGGTCTGAAACAGCGCGACGCCCAGGCCAAGCAGCAGCTGCACGAGCTGGATGCGGCAGGCAAGGTAGCTCAGATGCAGCGTGACCAGCAGGCCGATGAGGTGGATCTGCAGCTGAGGCTGGCCGAGGCCTTCCGGCCGGAGCCGCCACAGGGAGGCAGCCGTGCCTGACCAACCCTCGCTCGCGCAGGTGCTCAAGTCTGGCGGGAGCGTGAAGCCAATCCTGTCCCAGCGTGAGGCAGCGCAGCGCATGCGCAGCATGCTGCCAAGCGATGACGAAAAGGTGCGGAACCGCCAAACACTCGGGCAGGTGCTGCTCGAGATGACAGGCGTGCCGAGTGTGCAGCGGTTCCTGCAGAGCGGCTATGTGCCTGGCAGGCAGTCGGCAAGTGACGCGGCGGCCATTGAGGAGGCGTTTAATGCGGCCGGCGCCGCTACTGTTGGCGGTCTTGCGGCGCCCAAGCCGCGGGGCAGCATCGGCGCAAGCGGGGGTAGGCGAGCGCTCGACATGAGCCCAAAAGCAAGAATGGAGCGAGCGGATCAATTGATGAGGCCGGAAACCGTTTTTCACGGCACTCATTCGCCAGAAGATTTTATGGCTTTCGAACTACAATATGGGGGCAGTCGGTCGGGTTCTCGGGCTGGAGCTCAAGGAGTTTCTGTTGCGGTCGATCCCGCAGTAGCCGACGAGTTTGCTCGCGACGCTCAAGGGGCGACATTGGAGCATTCCAGAGTTCTTCCACTTCGCTATCGCTCAGACAAGCAAGCTCGGCTGACGTTAGACGGGACAGAGCGGAATAACGAGATTGCTGCGACATTGGCTCATGCCTGGGATATGGGTTATGACAGTGTGCGGCTTATGAATTACACAACACCCGGCGGCTCTGGTGGCCATCAGGTGATTATCGTCCGCAACCCAAATCAGCTGCGGTCAACCTCGGCAGCGTTTGATCCGGCCGAGGTTGATAGCGCGAATCTTCTAGCAGCAAACAGGGTGCCGGTTGTGTTGCCAAGGGATGACGAGTGATTGCCCATCGGGGCCGCCCACGTTTGCTGGCGGCCCCGATGGTGCCAGCCTTAATCGGCCGCGTACTCCCGGCTGAGAACCCAGCCGTGCCATGTCATGGTGACGAGGAACCCGCGCTTAACGTGCGTCTCGTCCAGCGACCGAACCTCAGCAACGTGCTCGCGCAGCGTCACTGTGGATTCGGGGAGCAGCGCTCCGATCGCCTCCATGGCCTCAAACTGCTCGTCGGAGCAGGTCGCGGCATCATTTGAAGAAAAATTCAACATACTGTTCGTCGAAGTTGGAGGCCTTCATCCGCTCATACCGCACCAAGTGGTCGAGCGGGGCGAACACATGATCGCGGACAAGTCTGAGGATCTCATCGTCCGTCATGAGGTTCGCAGCACGCCGCTTCTGCTGGGTTGGCGTGCCATGGTCTGCGAGGAAAGTCGAAAGAGCCAAGTGCTTAGCTTTTTCAGCTTTTGCCTTAGCAGAAGCCTCGATTTGCTTTCTGGCTTTGTGGGCATCGTTCAAGCGTGTGGCCTCGGCGTTGGCCTCAGAGACGGCGACGTCGAACGCCTCTCGCAGGGACGGATCGAGCACGGTCTCGATTTGCGGTGCCCTGCTCTCGTAGACATTCGGCCGGCGGCCGCTCCATACGACTCGATCCTTCAGGGGGGTCTTTACAAAGGCAACAGCCGACGCCGTGGCCTTCTCCCGCAACTTTACCTCGTAAGCCGCTTGCGCGGCCGCCAAGGCGGCCCCGGCATCAAGACGACGTGCGCGATGTTGATCGAGCGCCGTCTGGATGGCTTCGACGGTCGGGTCCACGATTGGCGTCGTGTAGCCAACGTAGTGCGAGTTGATCTGGGGCCCGTAGCCTGTGTAGACACACAAAGCTTTCTCATTTCCAGCGGCGCTCTTGAGGCGAATTGCGTCCCCGATGAAGCGGCTGAGGTAAGCGAGTTCATCGCGCTGGTCTGCGGTAAGCAGGCCCGTGTCGATCTCGACAGTGGTCAAGCCGTACTTGCTCTTGCCAGCAAGAATGGCTGAGGCGCGGTCGATTTCGATCTCAACGGTAACGGTCTTCATGTGTGCTCTCCATGAGAGTGCCCCGGTCCAAGATCGAGGCGGCTGCTGACGACTATATATATACGCACCAACGCGCACCTTGTCAAGGTGAAATAGAAACTGAATAGCTGATCTTTTGCTTGACAAGCTACGCGCCCAAGCGTATATTGATGTCATCAGCAAGGGAGCACGCGAATGACAGCAATTCTTGAAACTCCGACGTCGTTTGGCGTCCTAAAGTGGGCTATCGAGGCGGGTGGGTTTGTGCCGTTTGATGCAGAAGAAGATCGCGATCGCGGCGTGGACGCTATCCGTGACTATCTGCTTGGCATGGGCGAGGCGGAGGTGGCGGCCAACCATCACATTGCGTGGGATTGGGTTGCGAACGAATGCTCTGACGATCAGCCGGAATTTTTGAGCACCCTAGAGAGCATAGGGCACGCAGCGGCGACTGAAGGCTGGCACAGGCCAGAAGCGGCTTATTTTAGCGTTTCGGCGGTGCTCTGACGTGGACGCATTGGCAAACGATCTGAAAGCATGGCGCCGCCGCTTGAAAATAACCCAGGCGGCGGCCGCACGACTGCTTGATGTGCCGCTCAGAACATATCAAGGCTGGGAGATCGGCAGAGCCGTAGATCGACCGCATGTGCTGCGGCTGGCAATGGCGGCGTTGGAGGCAGGCGAGGAACAGCAATGACCACAATCGACCTCGAGCTGCGCAAGGCCAGCGACACGCCCAAGTGCAAGAATTGCCAGCATTGGTTTTGCCCGCCTGTGGGCCTGCAGAACCTGGGCCGGTGCCAAACGGCTGGCAACGATGCCGTGGTCATGACGCAGGATCTGTCCGTATGCTCGGCATGGGAGCAGGCCGTAGACCCGGTGCTGCAGGTCAAGACAGGGGCACAGTCGGGATGACCATCACAGAGGTGCAACAGGCGCTCGAGATCAGGCTGGCCAAGGCAGGCTTTGCCCCGGCTGGCATTGTCGATGATCCGACCATGGACGCAATTGGGTTCCGGTTTCGACCGGCTCAGGCTGATGCGCTGACCATGCGCCTGCCGCCGCTGACGATCATGGTATCGGGCATCGAGGCTGTGACGGGCGAGCTGTTTGCGCATGACGTCGAGGCCAAGGTGGTTGAGGCCCTGGAGAACTACTACTCGTGAGCAACCATTCCCGCATGCAGGCTGCCGTGCGTGCCCTGACCAGCACGGAGCTGACATGGGAGGGCGATTGGCATGCGCTGTTCGATGACCAGGGCATCGACGCCGGCCCGTTCAATGGCCGCATGCTGGACTTTATCAACCAGGTGATGAGCGCCAGCTACACCAGCCTGCCCGAAGCACAGCAGGCCTATGCCGAGGCACTCGGCTACAACAACTGGTCAGCATTGGATACGGTGGATCTGACGCCATGAAACGCACATATCGTCTGGACCCGACCACTCGCAAGCTGGTCGAGGTCACAAGAGACAGGCCCGCACAATCTGGCGGGCCTTTTTTTATGCCAGACCTCGATAGCGTCTACGGCGGCGGTTTCACCAGCCCGATCGATGGCGAGCACATCACCAGCCGCAGCCAGCTTCGCGCGCATGAGCGCAAGCACGGCGTACGGCAGGCCGGCGACTTCAAGCGGGGCGAATTGATCGCCCAGGAGAAGGCGCGAACGGCACCCAGCAGGGAGCCACAACCCGGAGTCACATTCAAATGGATCTGAAGACTGACGGCGACAGCGGTCCCATTGTGGACAATGCGGCCAAGTCCGAAGACGAGTCGCTCGATTCTGCCATTGCCAAGGCGCTGCAGGCTGGCGGGACCGACGATACGGCAACATCTGACAGCAGCGCAGACACCAAGCCCGAGACGGACACAGAGGAACAAGCCGACATTGCGACTGACGGCGATGACGACGCACCAGAAGCCACGGCATCCGATGCTGACGACAAACCCAGCGACGGACAAGCCGAGGACGAGGCGCCGAAGCATTGGCCCGAGGAGCACAGAAAGGCATTCCAGAAGCTGCCGGAGGAAGGGCGCGGCATCGTCCGCAAACTCGCGAAGGATCTGCAGGGCGGATACACCAGGAAGATGCAGGAGGTCGGCGGCTACGTGAACTTCGCGGAGTCGGTGATTGACCTGTTTGATGACGATCTGCGGTCGCAAATTCAGCGCGCGGGCACGAACGAGGTTGGCTTCATTAACCATCTCGTGACGCTGCACCGCGCGGCAGAGCGCGACCCCAAGGCGTTTGTTGACTGGTTTGTGTCCCAGAACCCGGCAGTCTTTGCACAGCAGCAGCCGACAGCCGGCGAGACGCAGCAGAGGGGGCCAAACGATGATTTGGCTGATCTGCTCGTGGACCCGGAGGTCAAGCAACTGCGGCAACAAGTTGGCGAGCTATCTGCTTGGCGTGACCAGCAACTGCGGGAACGTCAGCAGTGGGCGCAGAACCAACATCACCAGCACATCACGTCGATCCATCAGGCTATCGACCAATTCCGCGGCGCACAGACGGATGATGGGACGCTCATGTTCCCACACTTCGAGCAGGTGCAGCGGGCCATGGGCGCCCTGATGGAGACGCACCCACGCTTGGCCGGGCTGCCGGACAGCTTCCAGAAGATGCAGGCGGCCTATGAAATGGCTGTCCGTGCCGACCCGGAGCTGTCGCGGCCGCTGATCGATTCGGAAGTCACGCGACGGATGGACGAGCAGCGGCGCAAGGACGAGGCGGCCAAGGCGAGGCGGGCATCGGGACCGCGGCCATCGAATGGCGCTGTCTCTGCTCGGCCGGCAGTGGGTGGGCTGGATGATGCTATCTCGCTCGCAATGCGCCAGCATGGAGCCGCCTAGTCCAGCAAGGGCAAGGTAAATGGCTATTCCCAACACTTCCTACACGGAGATCATCTCCACCACCCTCGATAACTACCGCTCCAAGCTGTCCGACAACGTGCTGAACCACAACGCGTTGTTGGCCAAGCTGAAGGCGAACGGCAACACCGACACGGCTGGCGGCGGCGCCAAGCTGCTCGAAAACTTGATGTACGACGAGAACGGCACGTTTAAGTGGTACTCGGGCTACGAGACGCTGGATGTCTCCGGCAGCGACGTGATGACGTCTGCTTCGTTCGACTGGAAGCAGGCCAACTGCAACGTCACCATGTCGGGCCTCGAGGATCTGCAGAACGACGGCAGCCAGGCGGTGCACAACCTGGTCAAGGCGCGCATCACCGTTGCCGAAAAGACCATGCAGAACCAGATCGGCGCCTCGCTGTTCTATGCGAACACGGAGCACAGCGGGAAGGCTATCGGCGGCCTGCAGCACCTCGTGGCGGACCTCCCGACGAGTGGCACTGTCGGCGGCATCGATCGGTCGACGAACGCTTGGTATCGCAACCAGTTCTATGACTTCTCGACGGAGAGCGTGACGGCCAGCGCATCGACTATCGGGCACGCGATGAACCGCACGTATCTGCGCTGCACGCGCGGCAAGGACGTGCCGGACCTGATCGTGGCGGGTGAGACGTATTTCACCTACTACGAGGAGTCGTTGCAGCAGCAGCAGCGGTTCATGAGCGAAACCGAAGCTGCCGGCGGCTTCAAGGGGTACAAGTACAAGGGCGCCGTCGTCGTTTATGACGAGAACTGCGCTGCGACCCGGATGTACCTGCTCAACACCGACTACATCCACTTCCGTCCGCATGCGCGACGCAACTTCGTGACGCTCGATCGCAAGTCCAGCGTCAACCAGGACGCCACCGTGGTGCCGCTGTATTGGGCCGGCAACATGACCATCAGCAACGCCTCGCTGCAGGGCGTCATCGTCGCGTAAGGAGACCACAACATGGCACTAACGGCAGGAACCTGGCGCATCGTGGATGCGTCGATGGTCGGTGCACAGCCGATCGATGAGGTGTCTACGACCCAAAACCACCCTCTCGGAACGATCGTGAGGGCCATGGACTCTGGCACGACGGCCTACGGGGCGGGTGAGTTCATGTATGTTAAGGGCGTAACTTCTGGCGCAACGGGCGCCTGGGTCACGGTTAACATGGATGATGGCTCGTGCTCGCTTCTGGCGGCCGACGCGATCGGCCCGGTTGGCGTCATGATGGCGACCCTGGATGCAGCCACCGACTTCGGCTGGGTGCAGATCTCCGGCAAGGCCATCGGCAACTGCCTGACTGGGTTTGCCGACAACGGCAAGGTCTATGCCACGGCCACGGCTGGCAGCATCGACGATGCCTCGGTTGCGGGTGACTTGGTCGTCAATGCCAAGGGTGCGTCGGCTATCGACACGCTGCAGGCCGAGTTCGAGATCGCGCGGCCGTTCGTGGGTGACGTCTTCCCGTGATGACACGCTACGACTTCCAGCCGGGGCAGTGGCCTCGGCTGGAGCTTACCCCGGCAGTCCCAGCAGTGGACCAATTGGGCCACGCTCGCCTCGCACTCGAGCTGGGGCTGCCGGAGCTTCGCCCGTGCAAGCCGCATGGGCACCGCCTCGAGGTGGCAGCTGGCGGGCCGTCTCTGGCCGATACAATGGGCGCGTTCCAGGGCTATGTGGCTGCGGTCAATGGCTCTCTGGGCTATCTGCTTGAGCAGGGCATCCTACC